CATATCACGCTCCTTAAAATAAAACTGGTGTGAGTAGGGTAATAGGGATTGCATATTCCAAGCATCCGGTGGAGGCTACGCATTACTGCAAGCCATACTCACATAAAATTGGAGGGTAAGATTGGAATCGAACCAACATAAATGGGGTTGCAGTCCATCACATAACCACTCTGTCACTTACCCTTTAATAGTCCTCTAAATATCCTAACAATTTATTTTCTGAATCAGTTACCTTTACAATTATATCACCGTCTTCATCAGTGATTATATCATACTCATACTTTGAATCGAACCCTAACTTCATAGATTCATAGGCTGATTTTAAATTCTTGAACTTGTATGGTGTATCTCTAAACATCACTGCCCTCTATCTCATCTATCGTACTTAGCACCGTGTCTATGGTGGGCGCCCATAAAGGCTTACCATTATCCCTAGCCTTACGAAACTGGGCTGCCATATTTAATGGAGGCATATGACATTCATAGCCTACCTTTTTAGAACCAATTATCCTCCACTCACCATAGTATAATACTCTATAGTCACCACTCTTTTTTACTTCACTCATCATCATTACCCTTTATATTATTATTTATAAACATGACAACAATATGGCAAATCATATCTTCAAAATAATGATAGGTATCTTCATGCGGATATTTCTTTTCTATCATCTTAATGAATCGCTCATCAGTTGTATTACTATTAATACCTAATGCACTATCAATGTACTTTATAAACTTGTCTTTAATGTGATCTTTGGGTGGAGACACATGATTGTTATGCCAGAAAACAGTCCACATCTGATCTATGGTTAGATAGTAACGCTTCTTATTATCTGACCACTCTTTTAGAATGTCCATGTCCTTTACCTCTTATTAAAAGTCTTGAGAAAACAAAGGTATAACAGTTAGCGCAGTACATCTTAACTGGGCCAACTGCTATTGTACCCCTGTTATCGCAGCCTGACACACAACAAATCTTATCGGGCTGAGACAACACTATTACCCCACTTATCACTGATAGATACATTCATCTTGCGAGTAGCATTAAGCTTTTGAATATAGAATGATCGCTTACCCATATGAAACCCCATAAAAACAGGACCATTGGAGATACCATTACGGTTCTTGATTGATCTAACTCGGTAGATTGTTTTCATCTTACACCTCATAGGTTTTATGTTTAAGAATGTAACCCAGTTCTTCCCTGATAATGTTGACTTCTTGCTTACTGAAAGTCTTTTTACCTATCAACTTCGATAGTGCAAGTGACCTACTACAAGCAGGATAAACTCTATCAACTCCATAAACCTTTTTAACTTCAACTAATAATTGATTATCATTAGTTGGATTTAAATCAATGTTCATAATAATACCTTTGTTAATACTTAAAAGATTATATAATCTATAGTAGCATAGATTACGATTAATGTAAAGCACTTGTTACAATTTGTTTCATTCACTCTTATAATAAAACTCTGATCCTTTTTGAATATACTCCATTGAGTACCCTGAAACCTCACATATTCTCTTAGTAAATATGTGCATAGCTACAGCAGCACCTATCATGCTAGGATTTAATTTGTCAAATGTTTCTGCTAGGGTAGATTCAATGGTTAAAATTTCATCTTTCATTTCATCATATAACCTTTGAGCCTCATCAGAAGTTATACCATCTGCTATCTTCTTGATTTTCTTAGCCTTTTTTATATCAACTACATTACTCATAGTGTTACCCTCTTAGTATGTATTATGTATTACTTGTAGTGCTGCTACGATAGGATTCTCTGCTAGTCTAGCTACTCCACCATCATAACAATACCATCCAGAACCATCATGAAAGACTAGTAAATCAGCTATCTCACTACCATCATCTAACACCTTGACAGTAGCAGTCTCATCATTAAGAAGTTTATAACTCCCATTATACCCGTGATCACTCCAGAATTTCTCAGTGCCTACGGTCAAAAGAGATTCACCACCAGACCAGTTAGCATGATTATATTTTATTGTTTGTCGAATATCATCCATTCATAGCACCTCTAAATATAGTCTGTTTAATTGTCGGATGTAACTGTTTTAAATATTTAGTGTAACATTTTGCACAGTAATACTTATCTTCTCTATAAACTATTATATTATTTTTCTTACAATCACTACACTTTAAATCGTCTAACATTATCCCACCATAGTTAACCTTGTATAGCCTAATTCGTTTATATCCTTTAAGACTTTACCCATTGATTTACCATGCGCTACATAGGCTATAGTGTGCGTATCTTTATTCCAACATTCTCTACATGATCCGCATTTACCATCGTTCTCATATGCCCTACATACTACATGACTCTTATCTACCTTAACTCCAGTATGATCACTAGAGAATACATGATCAGTATCTTTTGGTAGTATTGTGCTACTAGTCTTGATACTATTCAATCTCCATGTACTGAAATTCACTTTCTTACCTTGAACCGAATCACTTGACAGTCTAACCACTACATTGTCTAGTTGATTCATTCGTTCAATTACATCTTTAAACTTACTAAACTTGTACTGTCTAGTAGGTAACCAATGTTTAACCCATTGAGTACGCTTCATCACTTGATAGATTTTCTCTGCTAGTTTGATATGATACATATCACCACTATCAAACCATCGAAAGTATCTGTGATTATCCAATTCAGATACCATATCATCTACCCATCCATCACGTTTCCAATCCTCTTGATTATGGATTCGTGGTGCTTTTACGTTAGGGAATCTATAGTTCCCACCCCTAGCATAGCATCCTTTACAGGCATCGACTAAGCTACCATCTTGTTTCCTAGCAGCAGGACACGTAGTCAGTGCTTGTAAACTCCACGAATGGCAGCCGAGTTTACTTGTCTTAGATATTTTAATCATGCTATGATCTCTTGAAATTAAAATAGTTATTTGGTAATCCAGAATGATTCTCAAAAATATCACCATGATATAGATTATGATCTACAATCTTATCAAGACTATGTATCTTTCTGAATACACTTGGATGATCCCTACCACCAAACATATTCTCAGCACCTTGATACCAGTATGTCACTGGAAATTTACCATCTTTACGCTGTTTACCTATTGTTATTTTTTTCATTATGTTTCCTTATCCATTTATTAATATCAAATTTTATGGGTTTGTATGGCCGTGTATAACAGGCAGCCGGTTTAATTAATTTTTGTTTGCACATATTCCTATACCTTTAAACTTGTAAGTATAATACCACGTTTAAAATATTTGTCAAGTACTTTCTTAAACTTTTTTTACCCATACTCTAGTATACTTACCATGACTAATTTTCTTCTTTAGTCCAATTTTAGAGTCATTGATATTAACTATATCAATATATTTCTCATGCGATCCACTAAAATAATTAGTGCGTATCTCTGCTAGTCTCCATCTAAAATCCAGATGGGTTAAGAATATCTTTAGAAAAAACATAGTCTTCACCTGTATTATTGGTTCCCATATACCAAGTCCGTTTGGTTTCGACTAGTGACCATCTAGTCTCATCAGTATGGTTTTATGATATACGAGTCCATCCACCAGTTTTAGTATCCCTACGATACCAGACCAAATTGCCATTGTAATTCACTACCTTGCATGTTGGAGCATACATAGACTTCACCTCATAATTTAATAATAGGATATTCATTTTTCATATCCTTATGAATATTTCTAATCGGATAACCATTCCTTAGTTTTTTCACTAATATTTCTTTGAAGAAAAACGAATGCGCTTCACTAAAAGTATCGAAATATCTCGCATCCAAATCTCTACCAATTATGGCGTATTTTGCACCCATAGATTTTACCTATATTATTGGTTTCCATAGACCAAATCCTTTTGGTTTCGGCCAGTTACCATCTGGCACTCATCAGTATGGATTATGAGTATACTTCGTATATCTCGAATTCTCCGAATTCATTTCTGCGTACTCTCTGATTCGGCAGACTTCTCTCACTTCTAATACTGTGAAATTTTACAGTACTTAGTGTATGTTTTTTAGACCAGTCTTTTTTGATGCTACTTGACTGGGGCTTTTTGTAGACCCTTTTAAGTGCTAAATTCATATTGTTACCTTTAAGTTTTAAGTGTCAATCATAATATACTAAGAAATAATTATTGTCAAGAAGTTTTTGAAATTATTTTTTAGTTCGTTTGTCCTTTAAGTAATCATTTGAAACTGTCAACCATAATAAACTATTCTCAGAATTTGTCAACAATTAAATTGTAACAGAATGCAACAAATCAATATACATTTATATGCACACACACATACGCGAATAGCATAAATCCGCAACAATGTCAATCGAAAAAAAATAAATTTTTTACTTGACAATTTCTGAGAATACTATATACTTATAGAGTCTAATAAAAATGGGAGGTATAATTATTGAAGTGATTGAATTATAAAGATTTCCAAAGTCTTTAAAGTTTACTATATAACTTCAAAAGTCTTTGGAATTTTCTGTAAACTAGACTTGCACTTTAAAAGTCTTTGAAGTTTTCAGAGTCTTTGATGAAAAAAGATGATGGAATCTTGACAAGTCTTTGAAGTAAGAGGGGCTAGGCAGGAGGCCACCCCCCAGACCCCCTATATATACTAAATCATATACATTTTCAGAGGGTTTGGTCGTTAACTAGTTTGATGCGGAACTACAAAGTCTCTGGTAGACTTTAAGGGGGAGGGAGGTTACAGATATATATATGCACCCCGGTGGGCTACATAATACTATTATACACCTAGAAATCCATTTTGTCAAGTACTTTCGTATTACGTTACAATTTATTACAATTTAAATACGATTTTACTTGACAGATTGCTCAAACAGGTGTATAATATATAAAATGGCAAAAGAATTAACAACTAAACAACAAAACTTTCTGGACAACTTGATGACTACAGGGGGTGATCTAAGGAAGGCTGCGGAGCTTTCTGGTTATGCTGAGAACGGGCATTGGCAAGTCGCTAAAGCACTCAAACATGAGATCATCGAAATGGCATCCGGTATCTTAGCTCAGTCTGCTCCGAAAGCTGCTATGAAGCTTGTGAACATTATGGACTCTGATGATCCTATACCACAAGCTAATGTTAGAATGCAAGCAGCCCAGACAATACTAGACCGAACAGGTCTTGGCAAAAAAGAAAGTTTAGATGTTAATCATAAGGTAGAGGGAGGTTTGTTTATACTTCCTGCCAAAGAAGAGATTGTAATAGATGTACAAGCAGAGGACGAGTAGCACTATACCTTTTGGGTATGAGCTAGATTCAGACAACAGAACTTTAAAGCCTGTTCAAGATGAGATAGATGCTATAAAAACTGTAGCTGAACTAATAAAGAATAACGGCCTGTCTCTTAGAGAAGGTAGCGAATGGGTTACTTATAAGACAGGAAGGTCACTAAGTCACGTTGGGTTAAAGAAGATTATAGATAATGGAAGATTGGATAAAGAACCCACAGAACTACCTGACTGATGAAGACGGGAACTTCATACTTAAAAAGGACGGTACTCCCCGTAAAAAGACCGGAAGGCCCAAAGGGTCTAAAGGTAGAGGGTATAACTACCACTCTGAGACTAAGGCAAAGATTAAAGCAAGACGAGCTATACGAACCAAAGAAAAGAAAGCAGAACAACTAAAACAAAGATTAAACGCTAAACGAGATTCGTTAAATGCTTCTAAAGAAACTTTAAAGAAGCTAGAAAAAGAAACAACTAATAAGGTTGTTACTGAAGATTTACTAGATAAAGTACCTAAAGCTCTAAAGCAAGAAGTCGATGACAATGTTATATTCAAGCCTAACAATGGGCCACAGACAGACTTCTTAGCAGCACCAGAGCGTGATGTACTTTATGGTGGTGCAGCAGGTGGTGGAAAGTCTTATGCTATGCTTATTGACCCACTACGTTTTGCACATAGGGCAGCACACAGGGCATTAATACTTAGAAGGTCTATGCCTGAACTGCGAGAGCTTATAGATAAAAGTAGGGAGCTTTACCCCAAAGCATTTCCGGGGTGTAAGTACAAAGAGGTTGAAAAACTTTGGAACTTCCCAAGCGGAGCCAAAGTAGAGTTCGGCTTCTTAGAGCGAGATGCCGATGTCTATCGGTATCAAGGCCAAGCCTATTCTTGGATTGGTTTTGACGAGATTACTCACTTACCTACTGAGTTTGGATGGAACTATCTCGCTTCTCGCCTAAGAACGACCGACCCTGAGATTACACCCTATATGCGGTGTACAGCAAACCCCGGTGGTGTTGGAGCTACATGGGTAAAGAAAAGGTATATTGATCCACATCCACCTAATGAATCGTTTGTAGGTGAAGATAGATTAAGTAGAAAGTTTATTCCGGCTAGGTTAGATGATAACCCTTACTTAGCTGAAGATGGTAGGTATGAAGAAATGCTACAAGCATTACCACCTACTCAAAGGAAACAACTGTTAG